TTTAATTCAATCAATAATCTTCTAACATTTACTCTGTCAGTAGCTGATGCTTTTTTCTGTAGTGTTTTTTGTCCAAATACTACTACTCCTGAATTTGGAAATGTTCCAATTGGATTTACATTTGCTTGATATAATGTGTCTCTATTTCCGTTAGTTAATTTTCTTTCTGCTCTGATTACTGTTGATAGAGCTCCTCTACTTAAACCTGCAGGTGCAATCCATGGCTCTGATGAATTGTCTGTAAATGCATAAACACCTGGAATCATAGTTGATGCTGGAACCCAAACTTGATCTCCTAAATCAGGATCAATTGTTTGAACCCAAGGCCAATATGTGGCTGCGTATGATGAGTCTTTTCCTGCAGCTTGTGTTGTTACTGCTGTTATAGTTTGGGCATATTTTACTAAGTCAATTACTGCGATATTATCACCTCTAGTTTGTGAGTTATTAACCATTGTGGTTAATGGAGAGGAGTAATCAACATTATATAAACCTGGGGCTGCAATTAAGTTATATTTATATTCATCTTGGTTTGCAAGAAGATTTAATGATATTGTGTAGTTATCTGCTACTAAACCTTGTGTGTTTGTACCATTAATATTTTCGTTGAAATTAGCAACTACACCATCAAAATCAGTTCCTGTAGCTGCTCCAAATGTTCCTGATGCTGCTGTTGGTATTGATGAAGTAAACGCATTTTTTGCTACTCCAGCATTATCGAAGTAATTTAATGTTGGTGTTCCAACTGATGATACCCTTACATATCTTGAAGCATTTCCAAATGATCCTGATAGTTGAGTGTAGTAAGTAGTTCCATCATTTCTTACTGTTAGTTTTTGGTCTCCTAATACTCTTGAAATGTAATTTGAAGCATTTGGGTCTAATGATAAATCAGGCCATGTTTCTAATACGGTTTTTGAAGTTGTAATGTCATCACCTCTTCGAATTAATAATCCAAATGTTCCTGATGATGTATTAGGTGAAACTACTTCCCATCTTAAATTATCTCTAGTACCATCAGCTAATTGTCCTGCTGAGCCTAAAGTTGAAGTGCTATTTTGTACTGCTCCTTCAGATAGAGTTTCTAAAGTAAATGAAGCTGAGGTGTCGGAGTTTGCTATAATTGAACTTGTTGCTGATGTATATGAGCCACTTACAATTCTAGTAACCAATAATGTATTTCCTCCTTGTTGGAAGTAACCATAAGCTGATACTGATGTAAAGTAAGTATATTCATTACTTCCACTTTCAACAATTGCACCAAATTTATTTTGGTAGTCACTGTAAGAAGTAACTATTGTTGGAATACCAACAGGGCCTTTTACTGTAGGTCCTAAAATAGCGGCTCCAGCTTGAATAGGTTGTTGTTGGAGGAATGTACTGTCGTTTTCATTTGCTAATACACCGGGGGATAATAATACTTCTGCCATGTTTTATATAGTTAATTTTGTTTATAAATATTATAAAATCCCTTGAAAGTCATTTAAGCTTTAACAAACTCACCGGTATCAATATTAACTGATCCTTTCCCATATTTGTTTTCTAATTCTTGGGCTAATTTAATTTGACCTGCTTCAAAGGATTTGATTTCTTCTTTAATTTTTTCTTTTTGTTGGTTTAATAAATTCTTTTGGTACTCTACTTCACCTAATCTAATAACGAAGTTATTTTGTTGTTCTTGTAACGAAGTTAATTGTTTAATTTCTTCTTGTGTTAAAACTGTTTTTTCCATTTTATTATAAATATTTAAATTAAAATTAAAGTTACACTAGGAATAATAACTATGTCTCCATCAGTTAAATACTCATTTGAATTAGCTACTATAAGATCTTTTAACCATCCTTCTACTTTGGAAAATGCTCCAGCTTCTAACTCTAAGGAAGCTTGTTCAACTATAGTCATTTCTTTTTCATATGATGACATCATATTATTAATTACTCCAGTAGTTGAAGGTTGTGGTGCTCCTTCAACCCCATTATAGTAATCATCTCTATCTTGTATTGATAAAAATATAAAGAGTGGATTGAATCTAATTCTTCTTGACCCTGCTATAAAAGTAGTAGACCATGTTAATGCCGAGCCTGATGGGATAGTTAATCCATCATTTTTATGTAAGTCTTTATTTATTTGTAATCCCATTTTATTTTTTATTTTTTATTTTTGTTTATCCTAATTGTACCCAATTTGTTCCATCATATCCCCACCATCCTTTACCTGTAACATCACCTGCTCCTGCGCTTGTGGCATATACCATTAATCCTTCTGCTGGAGTTGATATAGCTTCAACTTGCGCTCCTGTCATTCTAGGAGGTAAAAACCCTCTTGTTGTAGAATCTGCTTGAAGAACAGCCGTTTCCTCCATTCCCATTTGAGCAATTGCTGATGACCCTACTGCATAAGTGTCATTTACAACAAAACCTCTTGACACTTTACCTACAGTGCTTTCATCAACAAACTTAGCAAAAGCATTTTCATCTGAACCAATAGCAGTTCCTCCATAATCTGTTCCTGCTGAAGTACCACAAGGGTGCAGTGTGGATTTATAATTTCCAACAGAAATCATCCTAATAGCTTGTTGTCCTGATATAGTATTATACATATAAGCTATTTTCTGTCTTATTTCATTGAACCTATATGTTCCTGTGCCAAGATTTACTCTTTCATTAGCATAACCACCTCCCCCTGTTCCTGAATATTTTACAGGATAAACAGTGGATTTTCCCCCTGAGTAAGTCCAACCTAACGGAGCATAGCTTAATCTTCCATCTATTTGAGCAGAGGTAAATATTTGATTCACAGTAGGAGCAGAACCTCCATTTATGGTTGTTCCGTTTAGAGCATACCTTCCAGTTGGAATCCAACCATTAACCGAGTGGTTGTAATAAGGAATACTATCTGTACCATCTTCCGTGTGGATTTGTAATCCTGCTATTGGAGATGCTATTGAAGTTCTTTGAGCAATAGTCATAGAAGGTAGCATAAATCCTTGAGTAGTACTTTTTAAATTTAGTAAAACTGAGGAGTCAAAGTCACTATTTCCCCAATTTTGTTTAGAACTTAATACAGCGCCTGTCCCAGTATTCCAAAATCCAAATTTTGTATATAAATTTTGAATGTAATTTTTATTAGTGCCACTAGCACCAAATTTCATCTCACCTGAATTACCTATTCTAAAATGCTGAGTACCATTATTTCTAGTTTGGATACTTCTATTTGTAGTTAAATAGGGTGAGCTAACAGTATCTCTTGTAATATGAAGCATTGTGGTAGAAGTGAAAGGAGAACCCTCTTCTTGTATGAAGAAGTCTGTATTTTCTTGTACTTCAATTCCTGCACTATATATTGGATTTCCACTAGCGGCTTGACCACCTAAATGTAATTTAAAAAAATAATTGGTAGCAGAACCTAGTCTTGTACCTACTGCTCCACTTCCTGCGGTTGTAGTAGGTATAATATTACTACTACTTTGTTGAATTAAGGATGAAGTAAATCCCCCACTATTATCAGTTAATTGAAATTCATTTGATGTTCCTACTGAGGAACCTCCACCACCCCCACCACTGCCTGTATCAACGGTTATTGGAAATGTACTCCCATCACCTTTTGTAAAAGTTATTACATTTGAAGCTGCAGATGCTGTAGTCATTAAGGAACCTGTATCTCCTCCAACTCCAGTTAATCCACTTCCATCCCCTTCAAAGCTTCCACTAAATGAGCCACTAAATATACCGTTACCAGATTGGGCAAAAGATGAAGTTGTAGCATAAGAAGAACTAATTGAAGTTGATCCAGTATTGACTAAGATTGGAAAAGTTGTTCCATCCCCTTTTGTAAAAGTAATAGTATTAAGTGATACAGAAGCCGTTGTCATAAGAGAGCCTGTGGATATTGTTATAGCACTTCCGGTGTCTATAGTGACTGGGAATGTTGAGCCATCACCTTTTGTAAAAGTTATCACATTTGTAGCTGCAGATGCTGTTAATAGTAAAGAGCTAGTGTTGGTTGTTTCTGTTCCTCCAGTATTTCCAAAAGCACTTACTGCTACTTGATCTAAAAATCTAACTTGATTAGCCATTTAATTTCTTTTATTATAAATATTATCCACTTGATATAGTTGGTACTCCTCCATTATTCCATAATACTCCTGCTATTAAAGGATCAGTTGTTGGTAAATCATTTAAAGATATTAAAGAAGGTGCCTCAGGTTGGGCTGCTATTGATGTTGGAGGAGTTGTTAAACTTATATTTCCACCTTGAGTTGCTCTACTTCTTCCATCATCTGTAGTTTGAGGGGTAGCTTCATATCTTGCAGGATTAGAGTCAGTTTCTAAAGAAAATATAATTTTTGATTTTGCATTGTATTTTTTCACTGCTGTTGTTTCTTTTTGAACAACATCCGGAATAATATATCCATACATTTT